CTTGGTCTTCATCTGAACCTCAGTCGGCGGAAAGACGCTCTGCATATCCTTCTCGATCTGAGCCTCTTCTTCCTTCAGCTTGGTATACAGGTCGAGAGCCAAGGGGATGTTGAAGTAGAAGCCATGCGCCTGAACCTTCTCGGCCAGCACTTGCATCCTGTGTTCGTCGCGCACAGACTTCTCAGAGAAATCCTTCATCTCCAGCAGGAGAAATTCATAGACCTTGGCGCAGACCGCAACGTCCTGTACGCAGTAGTCGCGCATCTCCAACGTGTACTTGTGCCACGGGCCGTCGAAGTCTGCCTTGGGTTTACCAAGCCGCTTGCCCCACGCCTCCAAACTGTGACCACCCTGGCGATCAGGCATGGAGAGGCGCGACATGACAAGGGTGTCTACCTGCTTGTCAAACGGAACATCAATGTTCCACAGTTTCTTCAGCGCGGGGAAATCGTAGGAGCAGCCGTTGTGGGCAACGATGAATTCAAAGTTGTCCAAGTAGGACTGTAAGTGATTAGGGTCTTCGAATACCCTACTGTGACCGATGCCGGTATTGAGGGTGGCTACGCAGTGAATGACCGTTGGATACAAGCCGTCGGTCTCGATGTCGATTATGCAGACTTTTCCCATTTTGTAGATAGTGCCTTCCAGCTTTCGGGGAAGTGCTGATAGCAGATACTAGAGATTTCATCAGCTATGTAGCGTGTTTCCGCCTGTGCGTCTTTCTGAGTACGGAGAGAGCATACACGATTAAAAGCAAAAAGGGAACCCGTCCAGTACCATTTTGTCATCATGGCCTGTGGCAGAACCATTCTGGCCTGTTCAGGGCAAACTCTCAGAGCCAGTAGTTCTCTATAAGCCTTCTGAGTCAAGAACTCTACGTCCTCCAGAACCCTGTCAGCCAGTTCGTTGCTAGAAATAGGTTCGTCCATAGAACCCTGCTTCTTGTTCTCAGCGCGTTTGCGCCAGAACAACGGCCGATCAATGTCTGGCACATAGTCCACATACCTGCGCGAGACTTCGTTCCAGACCAAACCGACCTGATGCTTGGCCAATTGCCTTGATACATAGATAGGAGCCTCCACCAGCAACGTAAGGCAGGTGTGAGCAAAGGGGGTCCAATGATTATGCTTAGCCAGGTAGTTGATTAAGCCTAGGTCTTTATCACTAAGCTCTTTGCTGGATATGTCGAATGACACTCGCGCAGCATTAACAACAGACAGGTCGCTGCCCATCTTGTCGATAAATTTTACAGAAGACATTAGTACTTCTTTCCGCCCTCGGCCGCTCGGACATGGGGCTTATGGTCTAGACGCTGGGCGTTGTACTGGAGCTTCTCCACAATTGCGCCGCCCAGGTCAAGCTGGAGTGCGCCAGCCAAGTCAGCAATGCGAATAACAGCATCAGCAAGTTCGACTTCAATCGACAGGCGGTGCGGCAGGTGGGAGTCCATCAGGTGCTTGCGATGGCCCTCCAGAGCTTCGCTGATTTCGGAGTGAACCAAACACAGCTTCATGGCTACGGTCTTATCGTCTGGCACCCCGCCGTCCCACCAAGAGCTTGCAGCGGAGTGACAGACACGGACCAGTTTGTTAATTTCCTTGTCCACGATTCTTCTTCCTAGAGTTACGATCAGGGTGGTTCTTGTTCACGTTCTTCGTGTGGTTGAACGGCTTGGGTCTGCGCCGCCGTTTAGGCTTAGGCAGCGGCTGAAACTTTTTCTGGTCTTTAGATTTTGCCATTCTAGAACTCTTCCTTGATCGGCTCAAGTCGGCCGGTGTTCTTATCATAAAGCAGCTTGCCAGCCAAGCCAACGTCGCCAGTGTAGCGGCATTTCAGCACTCGCAGATTAACGGTGTTGGCCAGGACCATGTCATCGTTCTGCGTGTCGCGCTCCATGCCGATGACGGTGTCGCTGATCTGGGCGATACCGTGCGAACCGCGCAGATGGCCAAGGTTTACTTCCATGCCATCTTCGTGCGAGCGGTCACTGTTAAGCCGCCGCAGATGCGTTACAAGGTGCAGCGAACAGCCGGTCTCTTCGGTAAGCTGCCGCAGCATGGTCATGGTGCGGTCAATGGCCTTTCGCTCGTCTGCAATGTCCAAGCCTGAGACCAGAATGCTCAGGTGGTCTATGAAAATGATCTTGCAGTCAAGGCCCACAACCATATACCTGACACGGCTGATCAGGTCTTCGGTCTCCATCGAGCCAAAGTGGTCATAGAGATAGACACGGCCGGTGCCTAAAGTATTGTCGAAGTATTTCTTGATCTGTTCTTTCGAATACTTGGCGAATACTTCGTTCAGGTGCAGTTTATCATTAGCCTCAACGGCCATGATGCCACGGCGTGTGCGGTCTACGCTCTCTTCCAGAGCAATGACGCCAATCTTTTCTTCGGTGTTCTTCAGGTAGAAGTGCTGAAGCTCTCGCAGGATGCTGCTCTTGCCGACGCCAGTGCCAGCGGCCCATGTGATAATCTCTCTGGCACGAATGCCCATAGTCTTGGACTGAAGCTCAGGCCACGGGAACTGGATGCTGCGAAGGTTCTGCTCGTTCCACAGGTTGTCGAAGTTCTCGTTGCCGTTGACAATGCCGCTCGGCGTGTAGCACTTGGCAAACTTCATGTGGGCAAGGAATTCGGTCTGAAGTTCCTTGCGTGTGTATTCACAAGCGTCCTTGTGTTCCAAGTTAACAATGAAAGCCTTACCTGGCGACAGCAGCTTGGCGCAACGCTCAGCAGCTTCGCGGCCAGCTTTGTCGGCGTCGAAGCAAATGAAAATGCGGTCAAACTCTTCCAGCATCTCCAAGTGGTTTTTTACGTCACGCTCGGCTGATGCTGCGCCAGACTTAATGCTCAACGCAGGAACCAGTGGTGTAGCGTTGGTTGTGGAGATAGTCAGCGCACGTTCAGGAATGCGGTTGGCCATCTGAAAGGCCGCTAGTGCGTCGGCTTCGCCCTCAGTCAGAATGATCGTGTTGCTGCGCTGTGGTGCAGCCTTGTTCAGCGTGTTCCAACCGAAGAGGCCACACTTGGCAAAGTCGCCTTCGGTATAGAAGTCCTTGTTGAATTCTCGGACCTTCTTGGCAAAGTGGCCAGAGGTGGAGAAGTATGGAAACTCCACGCACCGATGGTCTTTGGAGATATGGACACCGTAGAAGTTAGACACGGCGATGCTGATGCCGCGCTGGTCCCAAGTGATATCGTTGTCTGGTTTCATCTTGGATTTGTAAGCCTCAAGGTCAGTGACACCTGTGGTGAAGGTGGTCTTCTGACAGCTAAAGCAGTAGGTGTGGTCGTGGTAGATAGCCAGCGCATCAGAAGAGCCACACTCTTCACACGGCTGGTGAATTCTAATCGCGTCAGACATCCGTCTGATCCTCCGTCATCTCAGCGCCAAGGGCAGCATAGCCACAGATGTCTATAAAACTATCGTGGCTGACGGCGTGGCGCAAGCGGGCAATCTTCAGCAGCATCATCATGCAGACAACGTCCTTGACGCTGAAACGAAAGCCGTCTTTCAAATCCAGGTAATCAGACCACAGATCAGCGACACGCTGGTGCATACGCCACGGGTCACCGTAGTAGGCAGCGCGGGGTCCGTTGATAAGCTCTTCGGCGTTGTGTAGGCAATCGTCACGGTTCATCTTCAAACTCCCCTAATCTTACGCTCAAGGTGATATCCGATGCGGAGAATGTTCAGCAGTACTAAGGCTCCAAGTGACACTTTTTGATCCTTTCGATCAGGTTGATAACATCTTCAGAATTTTGGTCAATAAGGTCGTAGTCTGTGACAGCAGCCCGTATCTCTAGCTCACAGCGAACACAGATATCTTTCTTATGAACAATGGGAAGCAAAACGTCACAGATTACGCAATGCATAAGCTCACCACCAGTGCGGAGTCTGAGCTTGCCCTGCCGACCATTTGGCAAAACCAGCCTTGGCACCGCGATAGTAAGCGCGATAAGCCTCGACGGTGTCTTCGCGCTTGTACTCGTCGGGCATACACTGGGGAGGCAG